AGTACGCCGCGAGCGCGCCCGTCACGCTGAACTCGCCCGCGCCGATGTCCGCCGCTCCGAGGAAGCCGACGGCGTTCTTGCGGCGCAGGTTGTTGTTGATCGTGAAGGACAGCTCGGTGACGTAGTTCCCGCCGCTGATCGCGACACCGCCTCGGGCGAGGCGTGCCACATTGCTCGACGAGTTCAGCACCCGCACCGGGCCCGACTCGATCACGGTCTCGCCGGACAGCGGGCCATCGTCCTTGAACTCAGCCGACATGCCCACGTACGTGAAGGCCGCCTCGACGATCGCCTGCGTGCCCGCCGTGATGACGGCCTGATCCACGAGGTAGCCGCGGAGGTACTGGTACAGCACCGGGTCCTGATCCTCGTACGCCAGCCGCAGCGTTTCGGATCGACGCAGCACGCCGTTCTTCAGCCGCTCGCCGAAGTAGAGATCCACCGTTGCGCCCGTGCCCGCGTTGGCCGCCCAGCCCGGGGCGAGATCGAACGTGAGGGTGTTCGCCCCGACGCTCAGAACGCGGCACCAGACGTTGTTTGAGGCGGGCCACGTACCGCCCGTTCCGCGCGGCTTGACCCAGTCGCCGGGCTCCAGGCCCAGCTTGCGGAAGTTCAGCAGCGTTGACGTGAGCCTCGGCGGTCCCACCGCCGCCACGAGGTCTCCGGTCGCCGCGCGCCGGCCGACGTGATGGAGCGCCGCCGTCCGGGGCGGAGCGGCCTCGTCGACGAGGTTGCTGGTCACCGGGACGTTCGTCGCGGTCGGCCCGGAGCTGACGACATGGAAGCCGTCGTTGCCGGGGTTCGAGAAGCCCTCCGCGCGCACGATGTCCCCGGCCACGAGGCTCTGCGAGATCGTCACCCCGGTGTCCCCCATCTCGTCGTCGAGGGCCTCCAGCGTGGTCATCACGAGATCGCTGACCGTGACCAGGGTGAAGTAGTTGTTGTTGCCCGCGTCTGCGGCGCCCGAGATCAGCACCGTCATGCCCGGCCGGAAGCCGTTGTCGAGGAAGCTGCCGGTCGCCCGCGTGATCGAGTTGCCCGACGATGCGAAGTCGACCGTGATCGAGCCAGACGTCACGAGGTTCGCGATGGTGAAAGAGTCGCCCGTGGTCTCCACGTTGGTGATCTGCGGGGTGCTGTCGACGAAGTTCGACACACCCACGCGCTTCTGCCACTCGCTGAAGAACGCCAGAGCGAGATGATCGTCGTGGATCTCGTACGCCAGCTCCGAGTTCGCGTCGCCGCCCGCCTCGCCGCCGACCAGGATCAGGTCGTCGATCTGACGGTCGGAGCGAATCAGGTTGCTGGTGACGGTCGACGGCGTGAACCCGAGATTCGGAGCACCCGAATACGGAAACTGGCGGAACTTCGGGCTGGTGGGCGTCACGTTGAGCGCGTCCTCAATGACGTAGCTCAGGGACGCTCGGTTGGTATCAGACATGGTCTAGCGACCTCCCTGGTCAAGAAGTGATGTCGTACTCGAAACCTGCTTGGACGTTCGTCTGGTCGTACGTTCCGTCGGACTCCAGCTCCCGGAAAGTGGCATCGCGGAAGCGCACGTTTCCGGTCACCGAAACCGGGGCGTTGATGATCGCCTGCACGAGAGCCCACGCAAGTCGGTCTCGCAGAAGATTCCCGGCGCCCTGCGCCTCGAAGAGCTGAACGAAGACGGTGCCCCCGAAGCGCTGCTGGTAGTGCGGTCCGCTTTTGATCGACGCGAGCCCGCCCGCGAAGTGGCGCACCACGACCCGCCCGAAGGGGCTGTTGTCTTCCGGTCGATTGGCGTCCTGGTTGTCATAGAACAGCGGCGCAGGCGTGCCCACCCACGGAAAATCGTCCCACGCATCTTTGATGATCCCGCAGATCAGATCGCGGGCTTCTTCCGGGGTCTGGGCTTCCGGCATGCTAGTTCCCCAGCAGCAGCGTGAAGAGCGCCGGTCCGTCGGCGCCGGGTTCGAGCACGCCGACTCGCTTGATCTGCCAGACCTTCGTTCCGTCTACCAGCGCCATGTTGATCTCGGGCGCAAGTGCGATGGTGCCGGGCACCAGCGCCACCGTCTTGTCCACTTCCACGGGCGAGCGTACGAGGCGCGACACCGCGGTGACGCGGGCCAGAAGGTCCGTGGTTTCTGTATCCAAGAACACCGCGATCGTGGGGATGGTCTCGTACTCGGGTTCGCTGTTCCGCCACGGCTTCGTCGGGTCGGCCACCGGGTCCGCGCCGTTGAAACGAAGAAGGACTGCCCGCCCCTTCTTCGCAATCAACTTCTGCGCGAGCAGCGCCCCCCGGCTCGGCATCAGGCCCGTACCGTACGCTTCGTCGACGTGACCAACCCGCTCTTCACGAGCATGCGGTCCGCCGCCGGAATCGGCCGAAGGTACGAAATCGCACGACGGTCGGAGTACCGGCGCTCGTCAATGAGAGGCCCGACGCGCTCGTATCGCATGGTGACGAACCGCCCGGCGTCGTCCACGTCAATCGTGGGGTCCGGCGCCAGAGAAACGGACAGCGCACGCAGAGCGTACTCAGCCGTCGCTCGGCGCAACACCAAGGGAAGCTCTTCCTTCACGTACCAGTCGATCCCGTCGCGATCGACCGCGTCCAGCCGCGGCCAATCGAGGGTCTGCTCCACGAACACACGCTGTCCGATGAAGGTCCAACGCTGGTCGATGTACGTGGTGGCCTGGATGATCGAGCGGACCTGAGCATCCTCGTCTGCCGCGGCCCATGCAGCATTGCCGTTGAGGCGGTGGTACTCGGTGACGAAGGCGCGACTCGCATAGGCGTTCGCGTCCTCGATCCCGGTTCCGTCTTCGACGGTCAGGTCCGCGTCCGTGAGGGGCATCAGCTACTCCGGGAGCCCCACAGCGCGGCACTCTTGGTCGTGCTTGCGGGCCATCTTGTTGACGACGTGCAGCGGGAACGTCTCGCGCACTCGCCGCGCCATCTCCGTGGCGATGGCCCGGTGCTCGAACTGCGCTTTCTCGTAGGCGCGCCGCGCCGCCGAAACGGCCTCCGACGCGAGCGCGAGCTTCTCCTCCAGGGAGACCATCTCGGGCGCGATCTCGGGCGCGATCTCGGGCGCGGGCGCGGGGGCGGGGGGCGCGTCGTCCAGCAACGGATCGTAGCTCGGGGTCTCCTGCATCGGATCTCCTCCCTCATGGGTGGGTGTGGAACAGAGCGCGCTCGGGGGGCGAGCGCGAGAGTGCGAAAGGCGCGGGCCTTGCGGCCCGCGCCTAGTTGTGGCCTGAATCCCGGCCTAGATGTTGACGCGCAGCTCCGCGAAGCGGATCAGCTTGCGCTCGACCCGGCGGTCCCAGCTCGTCGCCGTGGCGAACTCGGTGTTCGTCGGCGACTCACCGGCCGGCGAACCGACGAAGGCGAAACCGCGCGGGTGGAGGATGAACTCCCGCCGCGAGGTCAGCACTTCCTGACCGCCGCCCTTGCCCGCCAGCTCGTAGCGGGAGACCGCCGACGGAACGCGCGGCGAGCCCTCGCCCATGCCGAAGGCGCTGGCGCCGAACAGCCAGATCGACGTGCTCGGGTTCGAGCCCGTGTTGAACACCGGCATGCCGTCGTCGACGATCAGCCGCTTGCCCTGGTAGGTCGGGATGTTCACCACGCCGTTCGAGTCCGGGATGTAGTCGATCAGGTTCAGCTTCTTCATCCGCGCTTCGACGATCGAGTGGCAGACCACGGCGGTCAGGTCCGAACCCCGGTCGCCCATGGTCTGCTGCGCGTCGATGAACGCCTCGGCCGAGAAGCGGTTGGCGTCCGTCACCGAGCCGCTGGTCGCGATGTTCTCGATCATGTCACCCGAGTCGTTCGCGATGTTGTCCGCGATCACGCCCTGCGTCGCGGCGATGAAGAGCCGCTGGTCCTGGCGGACCCAGTAGTCGGCGACACGGTTGGCGATGGCGTCCATCGGGTCCGAACCCGCGAGGGCGCCCGACAGGTCCGCCGCCGACCAGTTCTGGTTGCGGTTCACGCGGACCGCGATCTCCCGGCCCGTGGTGAGCGCCAGGGGAACCGCGTCGGTCAGCGGCGAGTTCACCGCGGCGCCGCTGTAGTCCGCCTTCTCGTCGCCCGAGGTGTTGGCCTCGGTATCGGCGAGATCGTTCCAGAACGGAAGGTTGAAGGTAGCACCACCGCCGGCCAGGAGGCCGGCGAGGAAGGCGTCGACGGCGACGACTCCGCTCGCAATCAGGGCGCTCTTCTGAGCCGTGAGCACCTGGACGTAGGCCGCGAACCGTGCCGGGACGACCACGTCCGTGATCTGTACGAGAGCCATATTGGCTTTCTCCTCTGTTTGGTTATCGGAGCGCTTCTGTAGCGCTGCCGAGGTGCCCGGGCATCCGGGCGTGGCCGACCCGCGGTCCGACCATGTCGGGGCGTGTCTACTTCTCCAGCCCAGCGATGATCGACAGCGCGCGCGGCGTTGCCGCCGCCTTCGCCAGCTTGATCGCGAGCTGAGGATTCTTGGACACCAGGATCGAAGCCTCCGTGGCGTTCCAGGTCTTGTCTGCGAACGGGTTGTTCACGGGGCCGCTCGACTTCGAGCCACCGCCCGTGGCACCGGCACCCTGGCTCCCGCGTACCCAATGGGGCCGGCGGTTGCTGGCGACGATGTCGGCGAGCCACTCGCGAACCGTCTGGCCGGGCTCGACGCCCACGCCGTCGCGGGTCACGAACTTCCCGTCCTCGTTGCGCTCGAACAGCCGCTCGGCGAGCAGCTCGGCGTCGGCGAGGGCCTCGGGCACGATCGGGACGCCCTTGTCCCCCGCGGTCGTCGCCGCCAGCTCGTCGCGCAGGCTCCGCCGGAAGTCGCGAGCCGACAGCTCGATATGCGCGGCACGGAGCCGCTCGGCCTCGTCGCGGGCTTCCTTGAGCTGCTTGTCGAGATCCTTGCGCTCGCGCGCAACCCGCGCGGCGATGCGCTGCTCGATCGCTTCGTCGTTGGCGGCCCCGCCGCCCGCGGCCTGGAGTTCCGTGATCTGGTCCTCCAGCTCCTCGATCTGCTCGGGAGTCCGATCGCCGAACGCCGTCAGCCGGAGCTTGGCTGCCTTGTGCAGCTCCCGTTCCTTCTTCAGCGCGGCCTGAAGCCGCAGAACGTCGGCGTCGGTGCGAACACCCTCGACGCCGGTCAGTTCCCATTGACCATCGCGCTCCTCGTAGAGCGCGCGAAACTCCTCGGGGATCTCGTCCTCGGACTTGTAGATTGCCTTGAGCTTCACGATCGTCACCTCATGGTGTTGTGTGCCGGGTCATTCCGGCGTTGGAATCACTCCAGGGGGTCGGTCTCTTCCGCGTCGTCTTCCTCCGGCGTGGTCGCCGGAGTTGAGGCGGTTACGGGGGCAGCGGAGGCGAGCATCAGCTCCCGCTCGCCCTTGATCCGCTCGATTTCATCCTGGAACTCCTCGGTGGTGTAGCCATTCCGGCGCGCCCACTCGTGGATCGACTCCAAAGAAATCGGGGCACCCGCCTGCTTGGCCTGAAGCAGCGCGAGAAGAGCCTGCGGCGGCGCGTTGGCCTCCGCGAAGTCGAGATTCGGCTCGACGAAGACCTCGTCCTCGTTGAACCCTGCCCAGCGTGCCATCAGCTTCAGCGCGCGTTCCAAGCCCGCGGCGGAAGTCTTCGCGAGCTGCGTCAGCGTCGCCGTGGTGGCGGCCACACGGACCTTGAGAGCTTCGCCCGACTCGGCCTGCCCCGTCCGGGGCTCCAAGAGTCGGGAGCCCAGCTCGCGGGCACGCACGTAGTCGTCCGCAAGAACGCGGCGCTGCTCCGGAAGACC